CAATCATTTAGAAGATGTGTTGTCAGAACACCAACTGATGCTTGATCCCACATCAGACATCACATTTGTTGGAGCGTGTCACGGTTATCAACTCAATGATTACCATCGAGAAATCATCAAAAACAAAATTGTTGTTCTGCGAATCCTGGCCGGAGCAGCCGATCACAATCAGATAAAATGGGAATTTTTTGTAAAAACATATCTGACCAGAAGGGACAATCTCCACTGTATGGTACACAACAGTGGGCAATGGGGCGTTGATGCTAGACTCAGTCCCAATCCCACCAATGCCCAGCGTGTGCAGATGCTAGATGAGATGATAAAAAATTCAGCCTCGCTGTTGAAAGGTGTTGACCACTACGAGGGATTTCCATACATAAAGTTAGATTACGCCAGGTTATTTGTGCCGGGCGGAAGTCAATATCTTTGTGATCAAACAGGTTTAACAGTTGAGGACTGCTATCATCAATACTGGAATCAAATGTTACCGCTTGCCGTTTCGCCCAATGAGCTAACTGTGTGGGGACACACTTGGCGGCGCCAAGACTACTTTAACTAAGCAGATTCATATGCAAGGCCACCAAGGCTGCATAACTCACTGCATGTGACTTTTTAAATGTGTAGCCCCGACTGTCATCACCATTCCATACCTCAGCAAACACTTCTGGCCAAGGACGATTTTGTAAGTGTGCTTTACCAGGCCTGATAATTGAAATAAATGCTGCCATTCTAGGTATGCTATCGGGTTGCATGCTTTTCAGCAATTCACTGTAATTTCCCACATGCACCAATTGTTTGGCCCAACTTGGATCAGTCCATAGTCTTGCCCAATTGGGTGTTCTACTCAACATCTCTTGGTAGTGTACAGGATCACGCACTAGCTGATACACTCCCATGTTCAAAAAGTCTAGCTTAAAATACCCTCGAATTTCGGCCTCATCGTAGGTGATACTTGCACATCGATTAACAGGGTCATAGGGAATGTCAGTGACGTACACCCCTGAATTATGTCGGCGCCCCTCTGGCGTTTGTCGAGCCGGGATGCATTTAATAAGTTGCAAAACCTGTTCTCGGTCTGCAAAATCAATGTCGATGTCTGCACTCATGCCAGTAGCTTTCTTTCCTGTGCTAATTCCGGAACATAATTTGCAAGTGTTATGTTCCTAGATTGATCAAGTCGATCGTTGAATTCAAAAAATAATTTTAACTTGTCTAGGTCAGTTGCCGGGGCATTTTGATAGTGAGCAATGATTCCATTGATAAAACTTTTTAATAACTCATCGTTATTATAGCATTTTAATTGCTGTATGGGCAACAGGCTAGCTAACACCAATTTGGTGTTGGGAAAATTTAACGCAGATAACATATCATTGGTACTGCTTGCCAGCTGAGCATGTATCAGTGTGCCAGAAAATTCATCATCAATCCATTTAAACAAGTCATATAACCTAGTTACATTGTATATCGACACTGTGGTGTTTACTGCTATTTTATGATTGTTCTTGGCAAGATATTTTATATTTTCAACAATGCTGTCCCACACCGATGGCCATCTAATGTAGTGATTTAAATCGCCCACACCATCAAGACTGACAATAAACTGCATGTGTGGAAGTAGTTTTAGTTGCTTTTTAAATCTGCTGTTAATTTTTGTAGCATTGGTGTTGACCAGAAACTCAAATGTTTTATTCTCAGCTATGCAACGATCTAAAAAATCATAGAATTCGGGCATTGCAGTAGGTTCGCCACCGGCCACATACAACTTTTTTAAATTTGTAAAATTCACAATGCCAAAATCACTGCGTTCGGTCGCTGGCAGTTCTGATATTAAATTTATTTTTTTGTATTCGCGCCCGATCAAATGACTACTGGTGGGCCCACACATTCTACACTGTAGATTGCAAATGTTGCTGGGTCTAATCTCATAATAGGCCGGCGACTTTATTGACTCAAGGTCACTAAGTGACGTTAGATTCAAACGATTGGCCCATTCTACTGTGTCCTGTTTGCGAGCACTTAAAATATTTTGAGATTCAAGTTTGTAACAAATAGAACAATGCTCGGGTATCAGGGTACCTGCTAGCATTTTATCTCTTATGATTTTGTAGTTTTCATCAGTGGCAAAATCTGTTATGTCTGACAAATTTGCAATTGGAGTCATTGATCTGCCACACACTGTGGTTTGACCATTTGAACATTGATTAGTTCCAATGAACGGGAAAATACAAAAACTTTTATTTGTCTCAACTAGATCTTTGAAAAAATTAATACTCGAATCATAGCTGGGATCTAACAATATCACTGATGTGAATTTTTTAAGTTGATTGGTCAGTTGTATGGTTTTAAAAAACGCATCTGGATGAGAATACTGTTCCTTGGGTTGATCTAGTACTATGATTTTTTCAAACAGCTGGGCAAATTCAAATAATTTTCCATACTCCATGTCATATACACTTGTGTGATAATATCCAGGTTTGCCGATGCTGTCCACGGTGACCTGACCGTCTAAGTCAGACAACAGCCCGTGGCATTCCAGGGAATCTTCTTGTGCAAGACGCCGTGTTTTAATGTCGGTATCTTCGGTGTTATTGCCCAAACATAGAATTCTATTCATGTCACCAACCGGCCTGTCTTAGCATTTCCTTGGCATATTCCTGATCAGCTGGATAATCACGAAACTTCTTTTGCCACGCATCTGTATCAATAAATGGCCACAGCATGGCAATCTGCTCACTATTGAGGTCACTCAAAAACTTCTGTCCACTTTCACAATTGTAAATTACCCAAGCACTGACACGCCCTGTACTAACAGCATACACCATGGCATTGGTATTACCATATCTCAGACAGTCGTGTGGTGGGTTATCAGACTTTTCACCCCAATCAATACCAAACTCAATGGCTCTTGACAATGCATCATTGACATTTTCAATCTGTAAGTATTCTACAAGATATTCAGTGTAAACTGCATCACTGCACCAGCGATCAATTTTCCGATTGCCTTTGATCAACCACTCAACAAATCTACTGGGATTTACTGCACGTATGTTTACACAGTATCTTCCCCACTTTACAAAAGCACGATAAAAAGACGACCCAACAAAATCATCCCAGGACTTTAGTTTGGCCGATCCTTGTGTGAGTTCATAGAATCTTAGATAAGCTTGTAGTCCCAATTGCACACCTGTTTCAGTACGTTCCCGATGACGACGTTTTGGTTCGCACAAGTGTACCGCAAGACTGGTTTCCTTTACAAAATCTTTCTGACAATGTTGGCACTGGTAAGTCATGATAGATTGTGTGTTGTCAACTAACTGAGTCTGGGTCATTCTTTTTCTATTCCCATGTCCTTGAGTAGAGCTGTTAGGTCTTTTTTGGTGTTGAGTCGGCTCATGAGTTCAATATCCGCCATTTTTCGATTGGGATATAACTTCATCAATGTCTTCTTGACGTCAGAGCCGCCTGTGTCCTTTTTCTTGGGCGAAATCCATGAGTGATCATGACATCCTGTTTTGGGACTGATGGCTGATGCCAACAACCACTGTAACTTGGGGTGGCGATTGATTGCAAAAAAGTCACGGTTCAAATAGTGATTGCAACTTTGCACATAGTACTCTTGTAAATCACGTGGGCCTGAAACTGAACTACTCCACCGAATCATCAAAAAGTTACTGAACTTCTTGCGCTCTTCTGCAGTCAAGTCATCGTAAAACATGCGATCCTTGTTGTCAAGGTGGCGCATTTCGTTGCGTATGTTTAGTTTATCACTCATCGTCTTGACAAAATGTTGATTGATTCGTTGAGTCTAGCAATGTCTTTTTGCAGGCGTCGAATTAGTACAGCTTGTTCGTCTAATTGTAGCTTCAACGCATCAACTTGTCGATCACGATCGTCTCGCGGTTTTGTCTTAAGCACTGTTGACTCCACAGGTCTGTCTTTGTGTTCGTACTGTTCCATTACCAGGCCTTTTGATAGTTTACCACTTCACAATTCCTACTGACGTCTTTGGCAAAATAAACACAGTCAGGTTCGGGATCATCAGTTAACGGAATTGCCAACATTTGCCCGTTGCGTAGCTTGGGACAATACCATGTGACTTCTTGATACACATCAACAATTTCTATGTCAGGAAAACTGGGTCTAAAACTACTGCGCGGATTGAATTGAAATACTTTGAATCCTCGGTCGTTGATCGCAGTCAATGGCAACATTTCAAGATCACCTAGATCGGGTTCGCCAATCAGCACTTGCCAGTCCATGGGCATGCGAATAACATCTTCACCTATGCGCAGTACCAAGGCCGGACTGTTGAAGCTTTCAAGATAAATCAAGGGAATGTAATGATAGTCAGGATCATTGGGATCCGAATTATCAAGTATGGCAAATCGCAGATCATCAATCTCTTCAGGTAGAGTGTCAAGATCCAGAGACTTGTTTTCTAAGGTTAGTATTTTCATAAAGTACAGTATATATGTTTTTAGGGCAAATGTCAATACCCAGAGCTCAAATATTTTTTATTGACATCTCTGTATTCCTGAATGAGTTGGTTAATTTCCAACAAGGGAGCAGTGTTGAAGAAATTAGCAATTATCTTGTTTAAATCACCATACATGATGTCTTTGAATTTTACTGTTAGTACTGGCTTTAGATGCTGTATTTGTTCTCGCCAATTTGGAAAAACCAATAGATGCGGATGCTGGACAAAGATTGCTTCGAGTTTGTCAAAGTCAGTGGCCTGCACATTGGCAAACACTTCTGGCCCAACAATATTGCTGAAGTTAACAGTCAGCAAGGTGGGGTTTTCAACGATTCTAAATTTCATGGCTTTGTGATAGCCCATCCTGACTATGGCTTCTTGGTCATCTGGATCAAAATCTACCAGTACTAATTTTAGTGCAGGGTCAAGTTGTTCAACACGATGATAATGATGCAACACTGTCCAAACGTCATTGGAGTGTGCATCGCCAGTGTCAGGATTTATATCTAACCAAGGAACTTCTCGATTCTTTGACATTTGCAAGTAGTAATAAAAAATATACTTGACAAACGAACCACATGACCCGCCCACAAATAAAAATTCATACTCGGATTTCATATCTTCATCCACTCTAGTTTTTCTTGTGTAAAAGGGTAGTTGGCTTCTTTGTAAAATTGCTTTCGTTTGGTGAGATGACGTTTAGCAAATTTGCACGTTGATGTGACATCCCAGATTTGTACAAAGTCCTTGTCTTCGGCTTTCCTAATACCTCGTCCAATACTTTGTATAACTCTAACAAAGCTTTTTCCGGGCTCCAAAAGAACCAAATTAAAAATCCTAGGGATATTAATACCCACAGCGGCCACACCGTAAGTCGCCACAATAATCTTGTCACTAGATTCCGCCACCTCATCATAATGTTCCTGTCTGGTTGCACCCTTTGTCCCGCCACTTACAAACACAGCTCGATCACCTAACCTACTAACCAACTCTTCGCCGGCTGTGATACGATCTACCAACACCAATGTGTTACCAGTCTCGTTGACCTGTTTAATAAGACTAGCAATAGTGTCTAGTCTACCTTTTTCTTCCAACAAATACTTTAACTCACTTTGATAGTTGTTGTACTCAACATGGTCTACCAACTGCACAACGTTGACGTGACACTGAGCCAATACCCCGCGCTGTTGTAATTCGCTGGCAGCTAATTTACTGATAACTGGACCAAGGCTAACTGTCAAGGCCTGACTTTCAAACTTCTCTTTGGGAATGGTTCCAGTCAAACCCCAGCGAATAGGCACTCTCGACATCACCCCGGTCAACAAGGTTTTTAGAGCCTCGGCCTTGGCCATGTGAACTTCGTCAACAATTACACAAACCACATCCTCTAAGAATTCAGTTATAGTGCAATCATTAACTGTTGTACCATTCTTGGTGTTTTTCAATAACACATTAAGACTTTGCCAGGTACAAATTGTGTGTTGTCGTCCCCACTCCTTACGTTCACCATAGTAAACGCCTACATCAAGTCCCAGGTTACGATAGTCTTTTTCTGTCTGTGTCACAAGACTCTTGTTGGGCACAATTACAATACTACGCCCATATGCACCCACATTCCAACTCAAGGCTGCTGTCATGATTGTTTTGCCTGCGCCAGTGGCAATTTCTTGAATGCACTGCGGGTTCTCTAAAAAGTTGTTGACTATCTCCACTTGGTAGTCGCGCATCTTAATGGGGGTACCTTCTTGAGGATGACCCTTGGGCCATGTTTGATGGGCAAAAGTATCTTCAGTGACTTTGTTAAATTCAAAAGTGGTTCGATAATCACGACGGTCATCCAAGTCAACATCATAGTTGTACTGTTCCAACAATGGAAGTATTTCTGGCAAAAGATTTACATAACTGCTGCCGCCCAATTGAAAAAATGCTACCTTGCCGTCCCAACGGCCCAGGCGTACTGCTGGCAAGTATCTTGCATAGGGAATGTCGTACTTGAAGGCCGTTACCAGTCGTCGACGCATGTCAAGCTCTAGTCCTTCGATTTTGACATTGACTTCGTCATTGATTACAAGAGTGGCCTGTTTCATATCATGATTGGTGTGCAAGAGACAACCACTGTTGGTAAAACTCTTGCTGTGTTGTATTTAAATCTGATCCCAGTATGCTGTCAAGCTGGGTCAGCGCATGCCCTGACAATATATCTTCTAATGCAATGATATCAGGGGTTTTAGTTCTAATCATCTTGCTGTAGTTTAACACGAGCTCGGCATAGTTGTCAAGGGTTCTGACTCCAAACTGTTGACAAAACTCACGCCATATTTCAGGACGGTGGCTGTGTTGAAAACGGTGTGCGGCCCATTGTGCTGTGCCAACATCCGTGACAGTGACTGCTATAAAACGATGTTGCCGACGTAGATGATAGTCAAGATCATGACTAGGAACACTGCAATATTGTTGTCTTATATCAATAACATATTGATCACGCTCTTTATCACTGGCAAACAGATGTGTTTTTTTCAGTTGTTCTCGATGTTTGGGAAGTCGCATGCGATGCTGGGCCTGATTGAATTCGCAGTCACGACTGTCAATGGCTGCGGCCACAAAGTCGCCGCAACAGCCGCCCATGTAGACCACAAAGATTAGATCACTGTCCATGGCTCTCCTTTGTACACAAACCAGAACTTCAAGTTACCATTGGTGGTATCGGGATTCTCTTGCAGGTCATAACTGCCATCAGGTTTGGGTTGTTTTTTGGGAAAGGCCATGGAGTGCCAGGCCAGTGTCAGACCCAACTCTGATAGACTCTGAGCCCAATTTAAAAAGTGTTGTTCTAGATCGGTTGTGAGACGATTAACATGTATCTGTGTGTCTCTAAGACTGTAAAAAACTCTGCACCCGGGTTGCATTATAGCAGTGTAGTTGTGCATGTGATCAGTAAGGCCGTTGACATCAACCCAGTGATCTCCTCGATTGTTTACCACAGCAAAGTTGTCAGCACGGAAATCAACCACATTTGATAGCTGTGCTCGGTCTGTGCAAATGTGTGCGTCAGGGTAAAATGTTTTGACCACTGGGTGCATTTCAATTACTTCAACGTCGGGAAAAATGTCTCGGATATAGTAGCCAGCACTGCCAAAAAATACAGTGGTACCAGGGTGGCAATTTTTTAATATTGAATAATCATAGCTGTCTATAACTGCATTGTTTGCAGTTTTTCTATTGTGCAACCAGTACTGATGTTTTAGTCGACCAGCGCGATACCTAAAATACAAGGTTCGCCAGTCCCGTCGAATCTCAACTTGATCAAAATGTTCAATTAATTTTGTCATTTGCGAGTTATAAAATAATGCCTGTCAGGCAATGCCCAGGTAAAACTTTGCCCGGTATCTAGATACTGTTGGCTCAGGTCAATCACTTGATTGCCGTCTAGGCTTTTTCGCAACCATTGTGCAATGGCCAAACAAAAATCATTGCTTAACTCAGTATTGGTATAGCTGTTGTCAATATTGATGTAATGACGATTCAAGCAAACATAAAGACTTGGGCATTGCAACAACAATGCTTGAATTTGATCAATCATGGCCGAGCAAGGATATCTGCTGAACTTTTGATCTGTTATCACAACTAGGTCAGCTTGGTTTGGTTGCGCAACCCTGGTCACTTGATCAAAGTTTACGAATACGTCGGTATCAATGACAAAGTGCACACGTTGAAATTCGTTTAATACAATGAAGTCTTCGATTTGTTTTTCCCTACGCAGGCGTACTTGGTCTGTAAAAAACTTGCGTTGGGTTGCATTCCACAC